TTCTTAATGCCTGACCATCCTTCTTGTGAGTTTTCGTTTTCTTCTGACATGATATTATAATTTTTTTTATTTCCTTACTGATTCTGTAATAGATTTTATCCTGCATCTATCAAAATGCCATTGCTTCTTGCAAAGAATGCCATTCTTTTTATCAGACCTTCCATATAGAGCTATGAATTCTTTCTCTTTTTCTTTTGCTGTTTCCCAAGAGATGTCGTCAATCATTATTTCTACCTTGTAATCAGTTTTGCTGATGATATAATGCCAATGAGAATTTTTTCTTTTAGAACTATAAGCCCGGGGGAAGGAACCGTTTTTATCGTCCTTCCCTATCCCTATATAAAAAGGAATATTTTTATCCAGCCTTATATGTCTATAAATATATGCCATAAGATCTATAACTAAATATAATCAAATTTTATATATTTGAAAATTATTATTAAATATCCTGAGATCCTCTTTTTGCAGCTATCTCTTCTGGAGAGTCGTTTTCCATATCAACTTGGCTAATAAGCATCTTATCTCTGTCTTCTGAGTTGAACCAGTAATCAACAACTTTGTTTAAGTTCCCTACGAAAGCACCGAAGAGGATAAGAAGCATTTCTTTCCAGTTTTCTGCAATTTCAATTTTGAACATAACTGCCATGTTGATGCCAAAGATAATGAAAAAGAATAGGAACAAAACTATAAGAGTAATTTTCCATCTGTTAGCTTGCATCTGCTGAAGCATGTAGTAGAAGCGATTCTTATCGTCTACTTTTACGAATTCCGCGGGGTGAAGACCCATAACTTTTTTTAAGTTCATTTATTGATAATTATTTTTTTTGATGTGTTATACGTAGAAGTTCTGATTGACAAAAGGTATAATCCATTGTCCAATTTAGAAACGTCCGCCATGTATTTATATTCGCCTGCAGGCATTTTTTCGTCGATGATATCCATTACTCTTCTACCAATCAAATCTGTCATGCCAACATTCACGTCTCCTTCCTCGATTACATTAAATTCGATTTGGATTTCCTTCTCTGTAGGATTTGGAAAAACCAGGATTGATTCTAAATCGTCGATTGAAACATTTGCCTTTTTAATTCTTCTAACCTCGATGATACCCATCGCAGGGGTAACGTTCATATCATCTGCGTTTTCGTCTCCAACGAATTTTGGCCCTGTCCAAAGAGCTGCTGTAGCCCATTGATCTTGAGGTCTTTTAGCAACGAACTGAACAGTGAAAGCTTGTTCTCCGTCATTCAAGTAATTCGAATTGGTCAAATCTGCAGCACCCCATGAGATAACCCCATTAGAAGCATTGAAGTATGAAGTCCACTTCATTACTTTTTCTGTGTTCTCAACCTTCTTGAATTCTAAATATGCTGTATCGTAACGGAGGTCGAGCTGTAACGCGCTCAATTTGTGAGAATTGGTCAATACCTTAACAGGGATGTTAACGAGGTTGCCTTCATCAACTTTTACCTTAGGCATATTGATTTCAACCGATTCTACCACATCGTCATACTTAACTGTTTGATCGATGATGTAGTTTTTAGCGTTAACCGGATTGATAATTTTAATCGGAGTCAAACGTGCCATTTTGAATCCTGTATTATTAGCATCTCCTCTTACATTTACGTAGTAAGTGATTGAATCCTTACCATCGATGCTATATGTGAAATTGGTTACACCTGCGTAAGTAGATGTGAGATTACTAGATGATCCGTTGATAGAATTATACTCAGCAACACTAAAGAAGAGAACGTCTTTTCCTGAATTAGGCCAAGCGCTGAATCTACCTGCCAATCTAGCATAAACTGAATATACGTCAGAGATAGTGATATTACCATCCGCACCGTTTACGTCGAAAGAATAGTAATCAAATCCTTTAGGAGAGTATTGACCCAACACTGCCTGATTCATTTTCTGAGCATCAGCTGTAGAGTAAACCTTTCCGACATCCATCGTGTCGCCTTTTACAACCATTCTTACATCCCAATAGGTTGTGTCGATAAATCTTCTGAAGATTACCACACCAGAATCATTGGTTTTCTTTGCTTCTACATGATTCCAAGTTGAAGATCCTTTTGCTCTCTTTTCTAGAGAAGCCCAAAGATTCTTAGAGTTAGAACCTGTTGTATTTTTGAATTTAGCAGCAAATCTCAAAACTTGTTGATTGAAACGACCACCGTATGAATAAACTACCAATGTGGTATCGTTACCGAAAGTTGTTGATGCAAGATTTGGGAATGAGCCAACACCTGAGATTTTCATGCTTTTGATGCTATCCAAATTGTTCCAGGTGTTTTCTGCAACGTGTGAAAAAGTCAAATCGAAAGTTGCACCATTTGAATAACTAAAAGATGAAGAAGAACCTGTATACGTAACAGTTACTGTCAAATATCCATTTGAATTGTCATCAACGTACTGAAGATATTGGTCAGTTGAAGAAATCTTCAAAGAAGGTACTACTGATTTAAAAGCCCCCTTGTCGTAATGAACTCTGAATTGGAGACCGGTAATTTTTTCGCTCGTGTTAGTATTGTAGAAATACAACGGAGCAATTGTTTTTTCTGATTGCGAAGTACCTGCTTGGTACCCAGAATCAATTACAACCCAGTGTCCGTTTCCGGGCGAGGTTGATGCGCTTTGAGCTGTGGCTAAGCCCAAAACCATTAAACTGAAAAGAAGAGATAGAATTTTTTTCATTTGTGCGTTATTTTATTTTTGTATTTGTTTAATTGTGATTGTGCATGGGTTAACAAAAAAGGTTCTACATTAGGCACTTTTTTTAAAAATTCTAACTCCAGGGTATAACAAAGTAATTCCTCGGAGTCCGGATCTATACCAACCTGGTAATCCAATACCCATAGATGAACCGATTCATGAACCAAAGCTGCAGCTATATTATTAACTGAGCCTATTTTCATATCTTCGGTCGCAATGAGAATCACCCTTTCCTGATTCTCCATGATGGTATTCGACGAGAATCCCCCCATCCAAAAGGAAACTCGATCGCAATGGCTGATAATAGTTTTATAACTTACTGGGTCCACCGACTGAACCAGTCTGATGGCTTCTTCTACCCTTCCGGACCAATTATCACCAGCCTGATCTATTTTTGGCTGAGAGAATAATACGGTTGGAGTTAATAGTAGAAGAATGAGAAACCTCACGCTCTAAATTTTTTATTGCATAGGGATAAAGTCCCCGAATCTCGGAAAGAGAAGAGCAATACGGAAATTGCGTAACTGGTAATTTTTCCCATCCTAATAAGAGCGTCTTCCTTTAAGAAGACACGTGCTATATATTCCCCGTACCTTTGAAAAATAAAGGTTTTTGAAAATATTACGGCAAAGTTCTATTTCCAGTATGACTGGTCTTTTCTGAAATGTTCAGGATCGTTTCTATTGATATAATTGACCAGGATTAATTTAATCATGTTGAGGTATCCGAATCTTTTGAACCTTCTATTGTCTTGAGTAATAAGATCCGTGATCAGACCAAATCTGCTGGGATCAATCTTCCTGCTGAACATCCAATCTTCGGTGTGCATGTAAGTCTCGTCGTACCCTCCAATCTTTTCAAAAGTATCTTTTCTAACCATCGTAAAACATCCGACAGCAAAAGGATCTATTTTCGACAAAAGGATCGTAGTAATTTTGTTTATCCTGAAAAGCAAATATGCTGCAGGATCAAAATCTCCCTTGTACTTAGGGGTTGAAGAAAGAAGCTCTAGATCTCTAGACTTCATTTCTTGGAGTGATTCCAATATTGCTGTTCTTCTCGTAAAGGTAGTATCAGCGTCAAGAAAAAGTATGTATGGGGTTTTTGCATGGGATGCTCCCGAGTTTCTTCCCATTGATACGCTTCCTCCCTTGACGATGGAAATATTCAGATCGTAATTTTTTTTCAGATCACGCAAGATCTTGAGTGTTCCGTCAGTCGAACCACCATCTGCAACCACGATACGGGTTTTTCTGATCCCCCTCTGGTAATATATCGACATGATGGTTTGACCGATATATTTCTCCTCGTTTTTACAGGGAATGACTATGGTTAAATCATCCCTCATGAATTGATATTTTTTGATCTGAGAATTCTGAATCAGAGGCATAAAGTATATATGACCTGTTCTCCACCCAATCACCGCAATTAAGATATCTTACGCCATCAATTAATTTGTCTGCTGGCTTGTGAATGTGACCACAGATGACTGTCGAACACGATCTCTTTTTTGCCTGCCTGATCATCTCATTTTCAAAATCAGTCACAAAACTAACCGCGGCTTTTACGTTATCCTTTAGATATTTAGAAAGACTCTTCTTTGCCCCAATCTTCTTCAGAGCTCGATCTATTATAATTGCAAGGTCATATCCAATAGAACCTAGAATACCTAGCCACCTAAGTTTAACAACACCATCGTACAGATCTCCGTGGCTGAACCAGACATTTCCTTCTTGGAATTCGTCAACTATTTTAATGTTACCAATTTGAATTGGACTATACTTGCGAAGAAATTCGTCATGATTACCGCTGATCCAGATCACCTCTTTTTCTTTGGATATCTTAAGTAGTAGTCGGATGATCTTGGTGTGCTGATCTGAGAACTTTTTATACTTTTTAAAAAGCCATCCATCTATAATGTCGCCAACGAGAATCAGCCGGTCATACTCTGTTTTTTTTAGCAGCTTATAAACGCCTTTTGCGTTACATCCTTTGGATCCAATATGGAGATCCGAAATTACCAAACTTATCATCAAATGGGAAGAACTTTACCTATCTATTTCTACTAGATGAAGATCAGGGTGTTTCGTGAAACTACTGACGAAAAATTAACCTCTCGATGATCATCTGCGGGCTGACATTTTTTTATGCTGAAACACTATGATAAATACGATAAATAGACCAGCATGGATCTTTCCAAATACTCTAAAATATCTTTAATAGTCTCGTGCATAATCATGTCAGTTTGCTTCTATTTGCAGACTTCGGTTGTTTTGGGCTATTCTGATCCAACCTATGATATTAACTACTATTCCTGGGTGTGCCTTATAGTATTTCTTCCTCTGTTCTTGCCACCGGCTATTGAATACATCAGAAAGAATAATTACAAGGTTCAATCAATCGAAGATACCTTATCAGGAATCAATAACTCCAACGCACTAGTCGAATTTGATCTTCAAGGAAATATCGTTTCAGCAAACAGTCTTTTTAGCGAGATGAGTGGATACTCTATTTCGGAGCTTAAGAAAATGAACCACTCAGATCTGGTTGAGAAATCGGAGATAGATGAAAGCTACAGAAATTTCTGGAGAGACCTTAAATTAGGGAGGGTTAAGTCCGGCGAATATAGAAGGAAAACTAAAGTCGGAAAGGAATTTTGGATCTATGCTAATTACAACCCTATTAAAGATCCATACGGTGACACATACAGGATTTTGAAAATTGCTTCAGACATCAGCGAGAAAAAGAAAGGTGAGGAGGAGATCATGAAGAAGAATGTCTATTTAGAGCACGCTGCAAAAATCCTACGCCACGATATGCACTCAGGTATTAACACTTACATTCCAAGAGGATTAAGTTCTCTTAAGAGAAGAGTTGATGAAGAGGAGATTAAGAGATTAAAAATAGAGTCTCCACTCAAGATGATCGAGGAGGGTTTGATCCACACTCAGAAAGTTTACGCAGGGGTCAAAGAATTTACCAACCTGGTAAAACCTAATGCCAAGCTATCTGTTGAAAAACTGGATCTGAAGAAAATACTATCTGAATACTTAAATTCAACTTCTTATTCCAAGCAGGTTATCATAGAGGATCTAGGAGAGTGGGAAGTTAACAATTCACTTTTCTGCACTGCGGTAGATAACTTGATCAGAAACGGTTTAAAATATAACGACTCTTCAACCAAATACGTTAAGATCTACTCGGAGAATGGCGAAATAATAGTTGAAGATAACGGAAGGGGAATGGATCAGGAAGAATTTATAGAACTATCTAAGCCTTACGCTAGAAGAAAGAATCAGAGAGAAGGAGGATCCGGTCTCGGACTCAATATCTGTATCGCAATTATACAAGAACATAATCTGTCTGTTAGGGCAGAAAAACTTAATCAGGGAACAAAATTACATATAAAGAAAAATGATTGATTCTATTTTATTAGTGGACGACGAAGATCTTTTCCATCTCGTTTTTGAAGATGCTTGTAGCCTTCTAGACATGACATTGTCTCTAGAAGCCATAAGCTCATCTGACGAGGCGGACAAGCTTTTTGAAAAATGGTTTAAAGAGGGCAACTCCAACGAAAAGCCCCAGTGTGTGTTTGTAGATCTCAATATCTTAGGATCTTCTTTTGATGGAATCGAATTAATTCATAAAATCAATCACGACTACGGAAACGGAGTGGTGATCGGGATTATCTCTTCATCAGACGACAACCAAGAAATCGAGAAAGCTAAAGAAGCCGGATCTCAATTCTGGATTATTAAGTCGGACGAGATCGAGCCAAGGCTAGAAGAGTTTATGAGGGATTATCCCAAGTACGAGAACAAGACAGCACCTTTTAAGGTTTATAGATAATGAAGGTAACCCAGGAGACTAGAAATAATTTACTCGAAGTTGCGAGAAAAAAGAAAATCTATCTCGAGGGAAATCTATTGAAAATTATCGAATCAGAAGATGAAGATTCTGAGTTTCGAGAATACCTAGAGGCATGTAGGGAAAAAGACTCCACCTCTCGTAAGAAGAGATTGGACGTAACCAAAAGGGTTCAATCACAGAATAAAGAGCTTGAGAAGGCAGCAGGGGACAACAAAATCCTCATGGACGATCTGAAGGTTGCTCTGGATCAGGCGGAGGAGGAAAGGAAGAAAGCTGAGAAATCTAAGGAAGAAGCCGAGCGTTCCAAATCGATAGCTGAAAAACTTCGAGACGATGCAATGGGGGATTTAGAAACCCTTCAAAAGAAGACACAATTTGAGCTGGTTGGTATTATTGTTAAGATTGCATTAGCAGTGATCTGTGCGGTAGCAATCATCACTTCTATCCTGTATATTTATGTTCTCTCGAAGGGGTTGGATTCAAAGATAATCGAATCAACCTGGTCTAATCTCTTCGGTATATTATTGACAAATTCTTTTTCGATCATTGGTACGATCATGGGAGTAAAATACGCAACAAATGAAAAGTGAAACAAAGCCTCAGGAATGGTTCGATTCTATGAATCGGGTATCAGACAGTCTGTACGAGTTAATTCAGAAACAGCGTCTCGAATCTTTAAAGTACGAAGCATGGCAGGACAGTATGGAAAAACTAACCTCATTGCCTGAGGTTCATGATACAGCGGGATGGGATTCTGCTGCCCAGCAATATCTTGTCCCGATAGCTTTTACAGTTTTATTAATCATTATGGTGTTCGGTGTTCTAACGATGCTCGATTCAAAGAGTGCGGAGAAGAAGACCAAAAATAGAGATCATTCGATTTTGGATTTCGGAAAAAAGAAGCCTAAATAAACAATCCGACTGATCTGGTAGGAGTAGGCGTTAGAAAATACTACTTTTTGTATCTAATAATAAGCTCTCCTAGAACTTCGACAAGACCCATTGTCTTCTGGAAATCTGTCTGATCCATTGTAACGTTACCTGGAAGCTGTCCCGAAAGTTTGTTCAACTGATTCTGAAGCTCCGCCGAATAATCCTCAAGATCGAATTTACCTTCAGCAGCTTTTTTGTAATATGGTAATTTAACCACGAAATGGTTATAAGTGAGCAAAGCAGGACCTCCTTTGGCTTTTGCTGAATCGGCTATCTTCTTAGCACCATCGTGCCTGATCTGAGCAAATTCTTCAAAGCTTCCTTTTACATTTTTTCCTTCTAATAAGAAGTCACAATAATCTTTGATGAGGTCCATGTTTTATATATCCATGGTCCGGATTTTTTCTCTGCAAACATTCAAAATCATATCTTTCTCTTCCATGCCTGGCAGATCATTAACCGCGACGCTATCAGTAAAAAGCTCTAATCTCTTCCAGAACCTCACATCGTTTGTATGATCGCGGACTCCTGGCTTATTTATATCATCCACCGGGATATCTCTCTTCTTGGGAAGGTTTGAGAAAAACTGGATTCTCTCTTGAGCTTCACCTAGTGTATCATAATAGTCCTTAACGCTCTCGCCAACAACATTCCATGCGTCAACCCATAGCCATTTCCATATTCTATGCTTCATCTGGATGACGAATATGTGCCCCGTTGGTTGGAGTCTTTTTATGATCCGAGTTTTATACATAGCCCGCAATATCAGGGATTTTCTGGTAATAAAAAAAAGCCCGAGAGAAAACTCGGGCTTTAGTCAATTCTCATCGGCTAGCAGATTCAGCTATTTTCACCTGCGAGATGGACCTTTTTAGAGCAGTCTTGCAAGCGGTGTAGATGTTAAGATGTCTTGTCTGGATCGTGTCGTAATCTCTCATCATGAAATTGATTGCCATGGAGATCTTAGTCATTTTTTGATCCTTGGTCAGTTCCTTGGATGCTGGAAGAAGACCGAAAGAATCCAAATGATCTACAATGGCTGATCTCAGCTCTAGAGTGTTGATTTTTTCACCATCACAGATTTTCTTCATCCGATCAACAACGTGCAATGCAACGATCTGAGTGACGATGGTAGGTTGACCATCACGTGAAAAAGTTCCTGAGGGCAAATTGCCCGATTTTACGAAGCTCTCTTCATTCCGTAGAGAGGTCTTCTTTGCTGTTTGGGTTTTCATACTTTATGTCAAAGTTTGATGTAATATACGGACTCGTCTCAGGGTTTTTAACAGGCCACAAAAAAAAGCCTGGCATAACCAGGCTTTCTTCTGTAAAATTTTATTTAGTGTTGGATTATTTTTCTAGATGTCTTGTCATCATAAATGTAAATTAGGATTTCATCTTTCCTAATGTTTTTCACCGGTCTTCCCAGCATATCATATACACCGATCAATTTAGGATCTGGTCTATTCAGAACAATTACATCCGACGTTGGTCCAGATTTACACACCTCCAATTTTCTAAACATAAATGTATCTTGTTTCAAACATTTATTCCACCATTGGGCAATCAATAACACACGACCTGTATCTTTAAAAGCAAAATTGAAAATCCTTGTATTACCATATCCCAAGAAATCATCATCGGGGAAATCATACTCCGTTCCAATCTTGTAGTCAGTTAAACCATCCCATTCTTTTTGAGACATAGTATCCATCCATGGACCTTTGTAGAACATCAAGTAATATTCCATACAGGTATCCTTTGCTGGCATACCCTTAATGTAGTTCATTTCAAACTTGTACTGTTTGCAGCTATTTGGGTATACATTCCAACCTAATCCAGCCCCAGGGAATTGAACGATGTTTACCTCACGATACAAAGCAGTGTCACACTTCTCACACCTGTTACGAAGCTTAAGATACAATTTGTATTTGCCCTTAACATTAAATTGAACCTCGACGATACCACGAATAGCATAAACCGTATCAGTTTTCTTGGTTTGAAAATCGTAAATCATAAACGTGTAATCAACACAGGTATCGTCTAATACCTGTCCACTCACGTACCACTTGTAGTAATTGCGTTGATTTGATTGTTGGAGTTTTAATGTGCTCCAATCACATTTTGCGTTTGCTGCTGCAAAGGAGACCAAGAGCATAAGCAGCGTTAATAACTTTTTCATTCTGAAATATTTATCAATTATTGAATCGGGGAAAACAAAGTTCTGGCAATTGAACCAGAAATTTCTTACGATACCCTATAGATACCAGTCTTCCCAGTCTTTGCGCTTTGCAAAAATCCAGAAGATGAACCCGGGTACGAGCGAAAGCAGAAAAATAAGAATCCGATCATGAATTTTCATCTATGATATTCTTTAGTGATTATTCCATAATTTTGTTTCCATAAAAAAGCCGAGAAAAATTTCCGTCCTCTTTGTCTGATATAAGGGGCCGACGAGGGCGGTAAATATATAAAATATGGGAATGCAACACTATGTTTATTGTACTACGAATTTACTAAACTTTAAAAAATATGTAGGATCTCACAGTGGGGAAATTGACGATGCATACCTGGGATCAGGAATATATTTAAAAAAAGCAATAAAAAAATATGGTAAGGAGAACTTCATAAAGCAAATTCTTTGGGAAGGACCGCAAGAGCACATGAGAGAGATGGAAACCTATTGGTGTGAATACTTTGATGTTTCTAATAATAAATTATTTTATAATTGCAGTTCGGTTGGGACCGGGTGGAAAAGGGGGAGAAAAAACCCCAAACTTTCGGAATGGCTAAAAGAAAATCGCCGGCATAATTGGGCTTTGGGTGGAACCAAAGAAAATGATCCGAGGTTAAAAGTTATTTCGGAAAAATTGAAGGGTAAACCATCCGGTATGAAAGGAAAAATTGCTTGGAATAAGGGTGCAACGGGAATGGGTGGATGGAAATTTAAGGAGGAAGACCGGGAAAAATTATATTGGGAAAGAGAGAAAATTGAGTGTGAGCATTGTGGTAAAATGATAGGGGTTAATAACTATAAAGTGCACATAAGAAAAAACCACATACAGGGGAAAGTTGTGGATGAACAGCTTGGCAAAAAAATTGCCTTAAAGTTACAAAAATTTTTGTATGTGGCTGAAAGGGGGTCCGATAGGATTGAATGCATTTCATCTCGTGCTATTGCTAATATTCTCAAAATAGACAAAGGAACTGTAACTTCAAAAATTGAAAGCGGGAGAAAAACAAGCGATGGGTATTACCTTTATAAAATAGAAATAAAAAAAGACCCATCCTAAAAAGAATGGGTCTTTCAAAAAAGTTTCTGAATGTTTTATTTCAGTAGATCATAGAATTTTTTGAATTCAGATAATCGCTCTTTGAGCCCAATTGTTCCGCCATTTACCCTTTTGCTTACTAGGGTAACTACTTGATCCGTTGATCCTTGATCGCAGATAGACCACAGTTTGTTTTTTTGAAAAAAGAAAGCTGCGGATGCCAGAGCATATTTTGTTGCTACCAGATCAGGATTTGTTAAAATGTCATCTTCAACTATTTTATCAAAATCTGCATAGTTAGATTTTCCGGTAGTTTGCAAGAAACCCCTTCCGCGATAGCGAAATCCGTCACCAGAAGCTTCGTCACCATTACCCATTCTAGAAGAGTAAACTTTGTTTGCAATCTTTTCTGGATTTCTTGCATAAGACTCACTGATGTTTCCTGGGAAGTATTTAGGGAATATTTTTTTCAAGCCATCAGCGGAATAATTCAAATTCTCGGTCACTGCTTTGAAATGGCCTGACTCGTGCGATGCCTGGGCTAACAGGTGGGCTAATCTAAGCGGGCTGGCGATACCAAATCTCTTAGCTGTATCTGGGATTTGTGCTATGACAGAATCCGGGATGTGTCCTTTTAGATTCGCAAGTTTAAAATCTGGTGTGACCATGGGAGCTACCGGTGCTGCTGAGGCAGCTGGAGCTGCTGATCCAAACAATTTTCCCCAAGTTCCGTCACCAACAATACCGTCGGCAGTTAAACCATTTGCTGTTTGCCATGCTTTTACTTTTGCTTCGGTACCTGGTCCGAAGTCACCATCGGCGGTTAAGCCTAATTTCTCTTGGAGTTTTTTTACATCATCTCCTTTTGATCCGTTTTTAAGTAACATTTAATTATATTTTTTTTTAATTTTCACCTTCCTCTTCCTCTTCTTCTCCGTCCTTGCCGTCAAGGTAGTTGAATACTGATTGGAGGTAATCCATAGATTTGGTGATCTTTGCTGCAATCCAAGGCTCGATTTCGTCGCCGGGCTTAATTCTTTGTCTGAGCATTTTTGAATAGTCGATGCATCTTTCGAGTTGACCGTAAGCCATTTCTCCCGCCGATTCCGCCTCTTCCTCTTCGTCGTGTTCATGCTCTTCCTCTTCTTCGTGATCCTCGTCGTCATGATCATCGTCATGATCATCGTCATCATGGTGTTCTGATCCCGATTCTGAGTCGTCATCAGAAGGCATGTCCACAGCCAATTCGATGGCATCAACTGGAACATCCATAAGGGCCGGTTCTTCGATCATCATCGTCTCTTCATCTTCCGAAGTGAGCATTCCTGCTTGCTTCAAGAAATCGTCGAGTGATAAAACTGATTTCATATATTTTTTTTATTGTATGTATCTCGTGAGAAGGAAAAATTGAGGATAATTTAATATATAGGGAATCTATGGAAATCAACAAGGTATGCAAGAAAAATTCTTACCGTTTGGTTCAAGACGGTCGGGAAATCATTAAAATTGAAGCTACCCACGCTGAGGGTGCACTGGATAAGTTACTAGATCTAGGATACGATCTATTTGCTAATACCAGCCTTCAACTAGAACCTATCTCGGCTCAAATAGAAGTTGATGAATGGGATAATTGGCATCCCCATTTCTTTTGATATATAGCACAGATGAAACATCTGTGGAATTTTGTAGACTTTATTGTTGAGGCACTTCGGAACGATCCTCACCTCGAAGAGAGGGAGACCGAGAGACTAATGGAAGCAACCGAGATTAAATTGGCTCCTGAAGTTATGTCTGCTTTGAAAAACGCAGGAATAACATTTCCTGAAGTGCAGAAGCAAATTTTGAAAACTGTTAAGGACGAGGTCAAAGAGGCGATCAAGCAAATGCTCAGAGTGGATTTTCCACCTGCAAAGTCATATATCTTGCCAGTTAAAAAATTTGAGTTCGAGGTTGATGGTAAGAGTTACCCGATCAATATCGTAGCTTACTCTAAGGGAAAGGGAGACGTTATAAAAAAGCACGTTGGAAGCCAATACTTTATTCCCTGCTACAAAAACAAATTCAATACCCTTTTTCTATTCTCGTCCAAGATGAATGATGAGGATATCATCGAAACCAGCACTGATCACATCAAGAGAACATCTGGAGAAAACATCAAATCGATACTTCCACCTGCAACGGACTTTATTTCCACCTTCGTGATCGATGGTAAAAAGGTTATTAAAAAACCAGAAGCTGCAGGATTGGCTAAAACTGTCGATGTAACTGGCCAATGGAATCTAGCTCCAGGAAGAGAATTTAAATTCTGGATGCCAGCTAAGAACACATGGGTAAGAGGTGAGATTGTCAAGGTTGATAACGATCCGGCCTATAAGTCAGATAAATTCTTTAAAATTGAGATGTTTGTTGATCTTGACGGGAAGAAAGTAAAAATGATGAAGAAGGTAAATCCGGAAGATAAATTGATGATTCCGGTGAAGACCGAAGATGGCGAGGTTGATGTTCCTGTTGTTGTTCACGATTCACTCTACGTTGTGGATAAGAGAGCTTCTAGTCCCATCCTTAAAATTAAATGATATATAAAATTATGAGCAAATCTATTATAACTTCTTTCGAAGAATTCAACAAACATAAGTCTGTATCGGCCAATGAATCTGACAATTTACCTCCAGGTATCTCTGATCCAGGAAACGAGGTTCAATACGGCAAAAAAGTTGAACCAGAGATTGAAATCGATTCTTCTAAACACAAATTGAAGATCTCTGCTGTCGATGGTGTGCCAACGACGGATTTCAGTGAAATGGCAATCCTCAGTGACGAAGCAGGAACCATCTATTTGTTACAATTCGACGGGAGCCAAGAGGAATTCGATCCTTACAAAAACCGCGTTTTAACCGGTTCCGAATACGATGAGGATGGAAATCTTTATGATGAATATGATTACGAAGATTTGAGTCAAGAAGCGGTTGAGGCGATTGCCAACGATATCCCAGGTCACGAAAGAGGCGAGGGAATGAAAGACATGAGCCGTAAGGACCTAGTTAAACTCGATGGAGAAAGCGCAGAATCTTTGCTCAAAGAACTTGACGACATCATTAAGACCCAAGACGCCAAATCAACCAAGCCTTACGAGGCTATGAGAAAAGTAGTAGCTGAATTTATTGCATAATGTCATTCTCCCACTCGCCCAGGATATCTACCAATGGTTTACTTCTCTGCCTTGATGCAGCGAACACATTATCCTATGCTCCAGGTTCAACTACTTGGAGAGATCTAAGCGGGTACGGGAACAACGGCACATTAACCAATGGTCCGACATTTAATTCAGATAACGGCGGCGCAATTGTTTTTGATGGAACTGATGATTTTATCAATTGCGGGGATCCGGCAAGTTTGAGGCTAACAACTGCTGTGACTCTTTGTTCGTGGTTTAATATCAATGCGTATAAAGCTTGGTCGGCTTTAGTTGGGAGAGGAAACGTTGTAACTGGGGTTTATGTCATGCAGTTGGCCCACACCGGCCAGAAAATAAGATTTAGTTATAATTCTGATAGTCCATGGACAGTAAATATTGTCGACGGTAACACAACACTTGTAAATGGAGTTTGGACTTACTCGGCCGTAACCTATGATGGTTCCGATGTTAACATGTACATAAATGGTAGATTAGACAAAACCCAAAATATTGGTCAAGTAACCTTTTTACCATCTGCTGGATATGACGTGTACTTAGGATGCGATCCCCCAGGATCGAATGAATTCTTCAATGGCAGAATAGCTTCGTCTCAAATTTACAACAGAGCTCTGTCTGGAAGCGAGATCCTTCAAAATTACGAAGCAACAAAAGCAAGATTTGGATTATGAGCACGATAGGTGGACCAGATATAGTAACTGATGGATTGGTGCTTTCCTTGGATGCTGCGAATCCTTTGAGCTACCCAGGATCAGGGACTACTTGGAATGACTTGAGTGGAAATGGCAACACTGGAGCCTTAACAAATGGACCTACCTTCAATAGTGGAAATGCTGGGTCAATTGTGTTTGACGGGGTTGATGACTATATAACATTTCCAGCAGTAACAAATAATATTTATTCTCTTGATTTCTGGTACAAAATGGGTGGGAATGATGGGACATATGGATATTTCGCTTCCAGTGGATCAAATGGATTAGCAATTAGTGAAGGCGGAACAGGAGATGGATTATCGTACGGTAAATTCTATTATTGGCTAGGAAATGCGAATGTATTAGTGGATATACCATCAACAACACAATGGAATCATATATCAGTTTCCATCAATACTTCAACGAACAATATAGACTTCTATGGGAACGGAATGATCTTGGGTAATTTTACGGTTTCAGCAACTTCTAACTCAGTATCTAATATAGGAAGGTTTGTAGGGGGAAATGCTCACTTTCTGAAAGGTAATTTAGCATCATATAAAATTTACAACCGAGCACTCTTAGCCTCCGAGGTTCTCCAAAACTATAATGCGGTTAAAAAAAGATTTGGATTAAGCTAAATCAATCCTGCTTCAAAAGTTTTTGGATTATTCCAGATATCTTCTCATTAATATCAATCCCCACCACTTCTTCCAACAGCTCTTCATATTCCTTTTGAAATGCCAAGAATTCCTTAGTGTAGGTCAAGATCTTTCTGGTCTTACCCTCTATCAATAATTCCGCTTCCTCTGTTGCTTTAATCAGCACGTTACCTTCAGAATCTGGTTTTCCTCTTCTGCGAATCATATCGTCTCGTAGATTGCGCACTCCTCCACAGATTCTCTTTAATTGATCATTGAGAT